GATAATGCCCTGAATCTGAGCCGGAACATTCGCATCTTCGCTCAGGTCCAGAACGAAAGCGGTATTCTCAGCGGGAACGCCATAGTCAACGGTCAGGTCAAGGTCATTTTCCTTGATCGTCATCTTGCCAGAGAACATGACTTCGTTCTTCGCAACCTTAGAACGAGTCACAACCTGATCGGCAAGGCGAATACCGTCATTCATGACGTAGTCGAACATCTCATCATTCTGAACACCAGCACGAGTCAGAGCACGCAGACGCTCGGACTGATTGATTTTCACCTTAATCAGACCCTTTTCGATATTGTGAGTATCGACAGGAACCCTGAAGGTGGTCTTGGCTTCAGTATCAAATCCGTGGAACTGAGCCATCACGGGGATCTGGAATTCAGCGGCGATAGACTGCCACTTAGCAACCAGATTATTCGTCCTCTCATCCGCAAAGAGCGAATCGACAGGATCATTGGGGCGAGTGACGTTGAATCCGACATTCAGCCACTCTTCTTTGGGAATCATACCGAAGATTTTCTTTTCCCACTCCATAGCTCTGCACCTCCATTAAGCAGTCGGCCGAGTGACAGTTCCTTCAGTCAGGAATTTGAATCCCTTGGCTTCCAGAGCGGTCTTAGCGGCGCCGTTCAGTACAACAGGCAGACGATTGGAATAAACCACGCCAGCCTTGACGAGAGAGCCGGGCATATTCCCTTCAGACACATCCACATCCTCATAGACAATACCTACAGCATTGCCATCATTGGAGGGCCAGATGGTACCGCCCTTGATATACTTGGCATCTCCGTCAGTGACCACCTGAGCGTTATCCGCCTTTCCTTCAAAGGTCAGCAGAGTGCAGTTTTCATTGTCTGCAAGGAAATAACCGGGAGCGTAAACCTTGCCAGCCGTGGCATTGCGTTTGATAAAGCTCATTTAGACTCCACCTTTCCATACATTTGTTCCTGATACTTCTGAGCCAGAATAGCGGCTCTGCTGGGCTCCTTCTGTTTTCCACCATTGTTCTCAGGCGGGTTCGCACTCTCAACCCCTGTTTCTTTGGTAGTAACAATAAAGTCAGCCCATTCTTCTTTGGCGCCTGCTTCAAGGTCAGCCGCTTTTGTGAAAGCACCATCCTTGAATTCCAGTTCGTCAAAGTCGACAGTTTTGAGGATGACCGCAAGCCGCTTTTCGGGAATCCCGATCTTCTTGAGCATTTCCTTGTATGCCGCCTCTTTTTCAGAACGCAGGGCTTTCGCCTCAGTCTCGTTCTTATAGGCATCATACTCGGTCTTCAGCTTGTTGTACTTCTCGGTCTGATCGCCAGCCTCATCCAGCTTCGTCTGAAGCTCATCTGCGAGATTCTTCTTGGCATTATAGCGGTCTACCGTTACAAAGCCTTCTCCCACAGCCTTGGAAATAGACTGCACCAGAGCGGGAATAGAGTCAGCGGGAATGTTCCCTTCATCGTTAGCGTGCTTCCGAACGATCTTGTCAAAATCTGCCATTTTTATCACAATCCTTTCGCTGTTAACGGGAGCTACCCTGATTGTTGCCATAAAAATAGCACACTTAATACTTGACTGTCAACACCTGTGGATAAAATTATTCAAAAATATATCCTGTGGATAATTCTGTGGATAATTAATGCGTTTTAACGCATTTTTAACGCATTTTCATGCGTTGAAAATCACGCATCAATTTTAAGGCACTTTTTAGGCGATTCTGGCGCCTCAAAGATTAATATGAATTAATATTCATCCTCTGTTCTACTCAAGATTCTGTGGAAAACTGTGGTAAAAAAAGTTACCATTTTTGACATTGAGGATAACTCTGTGGAAAACTTTTATGTACGTTAGTGTAGGATTTTCATACATTTATTATTTTATTATATATATTTTTCTTTCTCATATATAATAATAGTAAATGTAGGATTATGCTACATACTATTTATACTGTGACATAAAAATTGAGACAGATTGATAATCTGCCTCTTAATACGAATTAATAATGTCAGAAAAAGTGCTTGAACGCTTCTTTGAACAATTCTTCAAACTCACTCTTCGTGCTTTGGATTGACTGAGACAAGAATGGTCTCGCATCCATCTTCCGAGTGCCAAACTCAACGTAAGGCGCATAGTAGACATTGGTCCCGACATAGACTGATCGGGTTCCATCACCATTTGCTGGCGCTTCACCTCCATACTCGCCAGTTTGGTTCCCTGCATCATCCTGATACTCGCTCGTGTTCGCCGACTCTCCATCAAGAGCGTAAGTGATCGAATTCCTCAGGAAGCCTGTATCGACAGCACCCATGTCTGAGATAGTCTCTTTCGCCGCTCTCTCAGCTCGTCCTCCTACAAGGCGTAACGCCTTCTCAACTGCTTTCTCAAAGCCAGCATCATGTTCATGCTTATGACTATGAATCTCAGCCATTATCATCACTCTCTTTCGGCTTGAATCCCAGAACTACTTCCGCAACGGCGCATCTGCAATTATAAGTGTTTGCCGGGTCCGCATCGGGATCGCCAGGATACATGATCTCTCCAATCTCGTTCTCAAAAGGCTCATCAACCTTTACCACAACTCTGTCAAGCTCTGCATGAGCATCACGAGTCCTTTCATCCTTTGTTGCAATCCATTCCTTCCCCATGATAACTCCGTCATCCTCTGCTTGCTTCATCGCATCAACCCGACCCTTATTCTGAGCTGAAGTTACAGCAGTACGAGCGTTTCTCAGCGCACTCGCCTCATTCATCTTTGTCACATTCAAAAGCCTCTGAGCCATCTGGTCCGCACTCTCGCCTTGTAGTATGCCCTGAAGAATCTGACTGTTCACCTCTTTTGTATTCCAGCGAGTTGCTTTGTGTCCATCAACGAATTTGTAGGGAAGCAAAGTCTTTTTCGATGTTGCCAGCTTGCGAACAGTATTCTCGTTCACCAGATCGAATGAATAACCTTTAACCTTGCGTTCAATGCCTCGTCCTACCTGATTGAAATTGTGGGCGTAGATTGCAGGAAGTTCACCATTCACATAGCGCATAGCAATCTGGTCTGCATTCAGCAGTCGGTCTGCCATTGTGTCTCTCAGGTCAATATACTTCTCTCCCATGAGAAGCTTGTTTGATCTCCAAGTCTTGTAGCCCTTCTCAGTCAGTTTTCCTGCGGCAACCAAAGCCATTTGCTTTTCATCCAATCGTTTGAAGTCTGCAAAAAAGGAATCAACCTTTTCGGTCAATTCCCATTTCGCCTGAGCGTAGATTTTCTGAATCCGCTTGGTCAATCCACGCATTCTGGCGTCTCCAAATTTACTCAACTGTCTCGCCACCTTCCTCAGTGACTACTTCCCCTTCAGCATTGAACCGAGCGGCATCCTCAGCAATGATATTCGCCATAACCTCGTTATACTTGTCACCATCACCAAAGAGATTCAAAATCCGCTTTGTGATATATCCAGAGTCAAGGTATTCAGCCGCCTGAAGCACAGAGCTGATCTCATCGCTGACATTCACAATCTTGGACCTTACGAATGTACAGGTATCATCAATCCCTGCAAGCGCCAGAACTCGGTCTACAAAATCAAGCACATTGAACTCCAACTGGTCACATTTGCTATTCAGAGGTTCGTAAGCCGCAAGAATCTGCGTAGCAGTCACAGCTCCATTTGCGATCTCTTTCGTATCAAGCGCCATGAAGTCATCGAACAACTGTTTCCTCAGGTTCTCTAAGGTATTGGAATTTGCCGCATATGGCGCCTCAACCGTGTGCGCCTCCACGCTTGCGCCTGAATCGCCATCAGCATGAGCCATGTGAGTGATCTTCAACTGCGAGATGAACCGCTCGTCATCGACAGGATCCATGCCTCCGCAGTTTTTTAGAATCCAGTAAATGAAATTCCCGTCATCGACATTGTTCACCATCTGGCTCAGAGTCAGATCATAAGCATCAAGCGTGTTCTGTTTTCCGACAATCGCTGACTGCTTATTCTCATTATAGAGCGGAACAACAGGCAAGCTCTCATAGTTCCCCATGCTTGCCATATATTCACCGTCTGCAACAGAGGCCATTTTCAGGTTCTTATAGGCACGCTTCGGCTTCCTGACCTCAATATCCTTCCCTGCTTCTCGAATGTACTCTGTGAGCCCGTCAGGCTCAAACAGGACTATACAGAGAGGCTTGCTTGAGTCAATCTGCCAGAAACGAATCCCTGCCATCAGATCGCCGGTGTACTCATCGTAAAGAGGCACAAACTCCAGAAAGTCAAAGGCTTCCAGATGGTCAAAGTTCCAGAACCCATAGCCACAGCTACCATTGATTGCGTGCCTTGTGACTATCTGAAGCATATTGTCAAAAGACTT